CAATTATTCATTAACACAAGGAACAACTTATGGCTAACGCCACAGTTTCACGCCTTGGTCTGGTTAACAATAGTGGTACTGGCTACGACGCCCTTTTCTTAAAGGTTTTTAGTGGCGAGGTTCTGACTGCGTTTTCTGAGAACAATGTGTTCGACGAGAGAATGCAAACTGTAAGAACTATTTCTTCAGGTAAGTCAGCACAATTTCCAGTCCTAGGTACAGCAACAGCTGCCTATCACACAGTGGGAACTCCACTGGTAGGTGCTAACCAAATCAAGGCAAACGAAAAGATTATCTCTATTGATGATCTCCTCATATCACAAGCGTTTATAACGGATCTTGAAGAGCTCAAGAATCATTATGACGTTAGAGCGACGTATGCCTCGGAATTAGGAAAGGCTCTTGCTAGACGCTATGACCAGAACGTTGCCAAGGTAATTGCTAATGCTTCAAGAGCATCTTCAACAATTAGTGGCATCGCTGGTGGACTTACTTTAGAACTTGCTTCTGGTAATACTGCTTCAGCAAACGTTACTGGTGATGAGCTAGCAGCAGCTATCTATGATATCGCTCAAACATTTGATGAGCGCGATATCCCTCCTACAGATAGATTCGTTGTATTGCCTCCAGCCGAATATTACAAATTACCTGAGTCAGCTACTCGTACTATCGATACTGATTTCAACCCAGGTGGTAATGGTTCATTTGCGTCAGGACGTGTTCAACAGATTGCAGGTATGCCTGTGATCATGAGCAACAACATTTCACAGGAGAACAAACCTCCAGGTGGAGCTGATGCTAATGAATTAGGTGGATCTAATAACACCTATGCTGGTGACGACAGTAAGACTATTGGGTTAGTCTTCCATAAGTCAGCAGTTGGTACAGTGAAACTCATGGACATGACTACTGAAATCAGTGGCTCTGATTATGGGATTATGTACCAAGGAACGCTTATGGTGGCGAAATATGCACTTGGGCATGGAATCCTAAGACCAGAAGCAGCAGCTGCAATTAAGTTGTCTGCATCTTAAATGCATATGGAGAGTATCAATCTGGGATGGGTTGGTACTCTCCTCTTTTCTTTTAAAAGATAAATGACAAAAAGTGTCAGCCTATCTTTAGGCCGTGGTGAGAAAAGTAGAAAGGGTGGCCTTACTGCTAAAGGTCGTCGTAAATACAACAAAGCCACAGGTTCTAATTTAAAAGCACCACAACCAGGAGGAGGTCCACGCAAGAAATCTTTCTGTGCTCGGATGTTAGGTATTCCAGGGCCAATGAAAAAGCCAAATGGAAAACTAACAAGAAAAGCTTTAGCCCTTAAACGTTGGAAATGCTAACCATGCCTAACAAAACTAATCAGTACGATTCATTAAAACTGAAGAAGCCTTCTAAGAAGAAAGGTTTATATGCAAACATCCATGCTAAAAGAAAAAGAATTGCTGCTGGTTCTGGTGAGACAATGAGAAAGCCAGGAGCAAAAGGAGCACCTTCTGCTAAGAACTTTAAAAACGCTGCTAAAACTGCTAAAAAGGGGTAAACCAACATGACAGCAACAACAGAACTAGAAGCAGTAAACACCATGCTTTCAAGCATAGGTGAATCTCCTATTAACACCTTGTCTAGTAACTCAGCTTACTTAGGTGTTGATGCAAAGATGGCACAAACAATTTTAAGAGAGATTAATAAAGATGTTCAATCAGAAGGATGGCACTTCAACACAGAAATAGATTTAACCTTAACAAGAGATGCTTCTAAGCAGATTGCTTTATCTAGTAATACGTTAAGAGTTGACCCTAATATTCATGATCACGCTTCAGTTGATGCTGTTCAAATTGGTTTAAAACTATATGACCGTAAAAAACATACATATGAATTTGATGAAGATTTAATTTGTACTGTTGTTTACTTTAGAACCTTTGATGAAATACCTGAACCTGCTAGACGTTATGTAATGATCAAAGCTGCAAGAATCTTTATTGATCGCATGGTAGGTGATGATGGATTAAGAACTTTTACACAACAGGATGAAATAAGAGCAAGATCAATATTAATGGAAACTGATTATTCTAATGCTGACCATAATATTTTAAGAGGTGATCCAGCATCTACTACTGTCTTTAATACATACTCACCTGCTAGTGCTTTAATTCGCTAATCATGGGTCTTATTACTAAATCTATACCTACTCTTTTAAGAGGGGTATCACAAGCTTCTGACACACAACAACAACCAGACCATGCTTGGATGCAAGCTAATTTTGTTAGTAGCCCTACAGAAGGATTAAAGAAAAGATCAGGAGCACAATATGTAGCGACATTACAATCTTCAACGATGGGTAATGTACATATACAAACAATTAATAGAGATGAAACTGAAAGTTATATAGCCGTTTTTGGTGATCAAACATTAGCTATCTTTAACGCTAAAACTGGAGCAGCTATTGGGTGTGAGATTCCTGATGGTACAAGTTATTTAGACACAACTATAGAAAGAGAAGAAATAAAAACTGTTAGTATTGCTGACTATACTTTTGTCCTTAATGTAAATAAAACAGTAGCAATGGCTGCTGATGTCAGTACTGGTGCAAACAATGGAGCATTAATTTTCTTTAATCAAGTTTCAGATAAAACTTATTACACAATAACTATAAATAATACAATAGCTGTACATGATACAAGTAGCGATAATCCATTAAGCACAAATACAGTAGCGACAGGAATAAAAGATAAATTATTAGGTCAAAACGGTAAAAGTCCTGATAGTGGAAGTGCTTTAACAGGTTTTACTATTGTCCAAAATGGACCTATTTTATGGATAAAAAAAGACGATAACACTGATTTTGGTATTGATACACATGACACTCAAGGTAATTCACAAATAACATTAGTTAAAAACTCTATTCAAAATTTTACTGATCTTCCAATTGTTGCTCCTAATAACTTTGTTGTTGAAGTTAAGGGAAGTGATAGTACAAATTTTGATAATCATTACGTTAAATTTGTAACCAATAACGGTGGTACTTTTGAACAAGGGCAGTGGGAAGAAACATTAAAACCAGGAATAGAATTTAAATATAATTACTCAACAATGCCTCATGTTCTGATAAGAAAATCAGATAGTCGTTTTATTTTTGCACAAGCAGATGGAAGTACTTACGCAAATTACATTCATACAGGTACATATACACAAGCAAGTAATGTTGTAACTGTTACTTCTACTAATCATGGTTTTTCAACAGGAGATAGTTTAGATTTAAATTTCACTTCTGGTAATGCAGTTGATGGTATTAAAACAATTACAGTTACTAATGCAAATACTTTTAATTACACAGTAAGTGATGGAAATGTTAGTACAAATGAAAATGTAATTTTTGGGAGAGCAAATACAGAAACTTTACCTAAATGGAGTGATAGAACTGTTGGTGATTTAGATACTGCACCTAATCCTTCTTTTGTTGGTCAGAAATTAAATAACATTTTCTTCTTTAGAAATAGAATAGGTTTTCTTGCTGATGATGATGTAGTTCTTTCAAGAGTATCAGACTTCTTTAACTTCTTTCCTGAAACAGTAACTACAATTTTAGATAGTGATCCTATTGATATAGCAGCTTCTCATACAAAAATTTCTATATTAAAACATGCAATGACAATGGGAGAAGAATTAATACTTTTCTCAGAAAAAGCACAGTTTATATTAAAAGCATCTGATGATACGTTGACACCTAAGACAGCATATATAGTTGTAGCTACAGAGTTTGATAGTAATACAAAAGCTAATCCTGTCAGTTCTGGTAATAGTGTTTATTTTTTAACACAAAAAGGAGAGCATTCAGGCGTAAGAGAATATATAAAACAATCAGGAGTTGAAGTAAAAGATGCAAGTGACATAACAATACATGTACCTAAATATATACCTAGTAGTGTTTTTAAAATGACTACATCTAGTAGTGAAAATCTTCTTGCATTATTACCTAATAGGCAAGGTGCATTTAGTGGAAAAGTTTTTAATAATACTTCAACTCAAGAGGAACATAGTGTTTTTATAAATCGTTGGTTATATGGTGAAAACTTTAATAAGGTTTTAAATTCTTGGTTTCAAATGGATTTATATGTAAGCTATAAAATTCTTAATATAGATTTTATTGGGTCTGATTTATTTCTTGTTGCAGAAAGTGCTACTGAAACAGTTTTATTAAAAGTACCATTTGAATCTAGATATTTAGAACCTCATGCTAGAACTCATAATGATGATCTTGGTTGTGAATTTCATTTAGATTTTAAAGTAACAGAAGCAACTACAGGTGTTTCTATTACTTACGACAGTAATACTAAACTTAGTACTTTTACTTTTCCTTATAAGTTATATGGAACACCTACAATTGTTGGAAGATTTTTAGATAATGGATCTTCAGGTAATACAGAAGAAACAAGTACTTATGTAGATAGCAAAGGTAATACAAAGACACTACAAACAGGTGAAACAATTTCAACTTCTACTATTGCTAGTAACGATTATGGAACTACTTCAGTAGTAACAGCAACAGGTGACTATAGAAATTCAAAAGTAATCATGGGATATATGTTTACTTCTATATATGTCTTTTCTAAACAAAAATTAATAGATGAAAAAAACAACGCTCCAATTTTAGGAGGTAGATTTCAACTGCTTAATTTTTATTTAAAGTATGAAAGAACTGCTGCTTTCGAGACATTTGTTAAACCTTCTATGGGTGAATGGAGTAATTATAAATTTAATCCAAACCTTTTAGGTGTAAATTATTCAAGAGGTTCTATAGGCTCTGGCTCTCAACCTTTAAATAGATTAAGAACACAAAAAGGAGTTTTTAAATTTCCTGTTATGTCTAAAGCAGATATGACTTATATTGATATTTTTAGCCGTTCTTTTTTACCAGCACAGTTTCTTAGTGCAGAATATGAAGCAATGTACCATTCAAGATCTAGAAGAATTTAATGGCATATCTAAGAAAATCTAATTTATCTGACCTTACTTATGTCTGTAACCATTTAAGAATTTTAGATAAAATAGAAGCTTGGTATCAAACAGGTCAACAACCAGAAGAAGCATTAAGGCTTACTTATTTATTTACAGAAAAGAATTTAGCTATTGCTGGTGATGAAGATCAACCAATAGGTTTATGTGGTGTCTGTAGCGATGGAACTATATGGATGGTTGGTACAGATGAACTAACAAGTAAAAGAAGTTATAGGGTTGACCTAATTAAAAAAGGAAGGGAATGGGTAGACAGTCTATTGAAAACTTATAACGTCTTATATAATTATGTATATGCGGAGAATACTTCTGCTATCAAATGGTTAAAGGCTTTAGGTTTTACTTTTATTAAGTTTCACCCTGAATATGGCCACCTAAAAAAACCGTTCTATGAGTTTGTGAGGATCGTCTAAATGTGTTTTGCTTTACCTGCTTTAGGTGCTGCAGTTGCTCCTTTGTTTTACGGAGCACTAGGCTTAGGTGCTGTTACTGAAATAGTAGGAGCAAATAGAGCAAATCAACAAGCAGAAATCTTAGGGGGCCAAGCAGCACAAGAAGGAGCATCTGCTAATTTAGCTTTCGCTAGAGAACAAGAAGGACTTGGAGCTAGACTTAAAGAAGACAGGAAAGCAAACGCACAAGAACAATTAGCTTTAGCTAAGCAAGGATTACAAGCAAAAGGACAACTATTAGCTGCTGAAAGATCAGGATTAACACTTGACTTATTGTTAGGTGATGTAGAAAGACAAGAAGGTGAAGCTAAGAGTTTATTAGAACAAACAATGGAGTCAGCAACTCAACAGTATAGAAGAAATACTTTAGGTCTAACAGCTAAAAGAGATGATCGACTTAATGCAGCTAAAAGTAAACGTAACCAAGCACAAGGAATGACAAGAGGACCATTAGACGTTGCTTTAGGTACACTTAGCAGTGGTCTTTCTAGTTACACTTCCTTGGTTTAATGACTAACAGTTTTCAACCACAAGCACGACCAGTAGATACATTTGTACAACCTGTTAGTGTTGCACCTCCTACTGACTTAGATGTTTTAGCAAGAGCTTTAAAGACTGTTAATCCTGGTATTGAAGCTTTCTTAGATAACAGATTAGATGAAGCAGTTGAAGATGAAAAAGCAAAAGGAATGGAATTAGCAATAGAAGATTCGGCTAAAGAATTTAAAGGTATTACTAAATCAATAAGAAAGAAAGATGGTGATGATGCTGCTAGACAATTAATAGGTGGAAGTATTTTTGCTGATCGTGCTTATCAAAAAACAAAAGCAAATATTTTAGGTAATAATGTTGCAAGTAAATTATCAACTAGCTATTCAACTACAAGAATTAATGATAAACCTTTAACAGCTTATTCTTTTGAATCTCCTGAATTTCAAGGCTGGTTAGAAGAACAAAAAACTCAAGTTGTTGATCAATTAAATGATATTAATCCTACTTATGTTGCTGAATATTTTTTACCAAAATTAGCTGCTGGCACAAGTTCAATTACTAATAATCATATTACAAAACATAAGGAATATAAATTTGAACAATTAAAATCATTAACAGCCTATCTTGTTCCTCAAGTAGTCACTATTCAAGATCCTTTAACAGCTAAAACTCTTATAGAAGCATTTGATACTAGTATTAATGATTTAGGCATAAGTGGTAAGGATTTAGGAGATATAAACAAATCAATAGTTAATGCTCTTGCTGATGAAGCGGAAACTGCTGCTCTTGCAGGAGATGAAGAACGTGTAGTACAGATTTTGGATAAAGCAGGTTTATTTCCTTATGGACCAAATAGAAACCTTACATTAAAAAACCATCCAGACTTTAAAGGAAAAGAAAATCAAATAACAAGAAGAGCTTCTCAAGTTGCTTATCAAAATCAAAAGACTAAAGATCTAGAAGAGAAAAGAGCAAAAGATCAAGATGTAGTAGATAGCTTACAAAAATATGCTCAAGCTTTAGAAAATGGTGACGCTAATGCAAATCAAATCATCGATGATTTAATGCTTAGGCAACCAGATAAAGCATCAAAATTAGCAACAAATCAAATTGCTTTAGATGGTGACACAAGAGAACGTTATGCAGAATTACTAAAGAGAACTATAGAGAGTGATTTTGATTCAGAAGGAGATGCAGCAACAGCAGCTTTAAATTGGTTTCAAGATTCAAGAACACCTAAGACAGCATCAAATGTAAAACTATTTGGTGACTTAATACGTTATGCAAATCAGGTAGGTAATGGGGAATTTACTGAAGTAAATAAATACATCTCAGAATTTAATGGTTTAGTAAATTCAAGATTAAGAGCAGGTAAAAGTACATTTAATATTATGGGTCAAGTGACAGGACAAGGAGCAACAATTGAAGGTAAATATAAAAATTTATTTTCTGATAGTTTTAGACGTTGGAAATTTAGTAATCCAGATGCTAGTCAAGAAGAAATCTTTGATAAATATACTGAACTAAGAGATAAATATGATCAGCAGTTAGGAGATGAATTAAAGAATCCATTTGGTTTAGATCAAGATGAAGATGATCAAGAAGATGAATCATTAGAAGGAGTACCTGATGTTTCTCCTTTAGGTGATCAAAGTTCTAATCCAGTAATAGATACACTCAATCAAGTTGTTAATGCTCTTACTGGTACAGGAACAGCAGCAGCTGGAACATTAGATGGAAGAAGTGTATTAGAAGAAATTGATATTACTCAACCAATAGTTCAACCAAACTTACAAAGATTAGCAATAGAAGGAGGCTTTACACCTGAACAAGCAAGAATTATGGCAGCAATTGCTATGGCTGAATCAGGTGGTGTTGCTAGAGCTTTAAATGATGTAGGTGATGACAACTCATTTGGTTTATGGCAAATCAATATGATTGATGTTCCTGACTACAAACTAGGAGAAGAACGCAGAGCTAAATTAAACTTAAAAACAAATGATGAACTTTATAACCCTGCTACAAATGTACGAGCAGCTAAGATGATTTTTGATGAACAAGGGTTTGAAGCTTGGGGGGCTTATACCAACGGAGACTACAAAGACTTTTTACCCAACACTAATTAATCATGGTAGATAAAAATCCAATAGAGAAAACAGTTGATTTTTACAATCAAAGACAAGAAGCTGGTGATGAATATCGTCAGCAAGCCAAAGAAGCTGGTGACAAAATAAAGCAAACAACAGCTAGTAAAGTTCTTAGAGGAGCTATTAGTGGTCCTATAAAAGCTGTTAATGAAGCAGTAGAGTTTGGTGACGATATATATGATTACTTTGCTGGAAACCCTTACGACAATAACGATTTAATAGATATAGGAAAACTTGGTCTTGAAGTAGAAGGAGATAAAGAAGATTGGACATACACAGTTCCACAAGCAGTAACACAGTTTTTATTGCCTATGGGTTTAGTTAGTGGTGCTACTAGAAAAGCAATAACAAATCCTTGGTCTAGAAACTTACTTGCTGGTGCAGTTACTGATGCAGTTGTTCAAGATCCATATGAAGAAAATTTATTCAATATGTTGGATAAGGTTCCTTGGTTAGCTTCTCCAGCAACAGAAATATTAAAAGCAAAAACAGAAGAAGAAATAGGAGTAGCAGAAGCAAGATTAAGACAAACTGCTGGTGGAGCTTTATTAGGGGAAACTGTTACTGGTGTAGCTCTAGGTCTAAAACAATTAAAGAAAGCACCTAAAGCAGTACAAGAAAGAATATTAAAGAGATTGATGAATGATGAGAATACAAGACTTGTTCATGCAACAAGCGACAATATTGACAACCTTGGTGATGAAGTAATTCCTGATAAACCAGTATCAGAAACACAACCTATAAAGTTAGATTTAACAACAGATACCAGAGGTAAAGGTGAGTTCTATCATGGTACTTCTAAAGAAATTCCTGATGGAAAAGTAACTAGCGTAGAGTCTGGTGAAAACATTTCTGACGGTAATTTACTTGGTAATGGTTTTTATACAACTGATGATTTAACAACAGCAGGTAAATATCAAAAGAAAGGAAAGAAACAAGTTTTAAAACCAGACATTCCTTTAGCTCCAGGTATTACAAGAAGACCTGATATGCCTTATGGGTTAGACAGCAATTTGTCAAAATCAACAAATGCTACAAGTGACGAATATTCTCAGTTATTAAACCCTGGAATAGAAATTCCTTCTCCTGATCGTTTAAGAGATTTAGCAAAACAAGCAAGACAATTTCCTATAGATAATCCATATTCAGGTGGTGGAAGAACTAATGTTGATAAATTTAATAAGCTTGCAGATCGTTTAGATGAATTAGCAGTTAATCCTCCTAAAGCAAAAGAATTTAAACCAGTAGTTTATAAACTTACAGAAAAACAACCAGTTAAATTCTTTGATGCAGATAATCAGATTTCTTGGACTGATACAAGTCCTGAAACTAAAACTATAAAAGAAGCACTTGAAGATAGAGATTATGGAGAAGCATTAGATTTTTGGGAAAAAAGTAAAACAGCTAGTTATGCAGATTTAATTAGTGAGCTTAAAGATGAAGTTGCAAGACTAGATAGACCGATATATGAAGCTACTGAAATTATTGACGACCTTAATTTTGATTTACAAAAACTAGGTTACGGTGGTTTAACCCATCAAGGAGGAGTTAGGGCAGGTAAAGGTAAACGTCTTCATAAGGTAAATATTTATTGGGATGCTGAGAATCAGTTAAACGTAAACAAAGTAGATGTAGGTGGTGGTGGAGCAGTTCCTCCTAGAAAACCTCCTTCTGGTTCATCAGGTGCTGATGTTCCTCCTGTAGATCCAACTGATCCTAAAGTTCAAACTACCTTTAACCCTAAATTTACTGGTGGTGGTGATCCTGATGTTCAAAAACTAATTCTTGATGCTGCTGAAGAAAATAAAAGATTAGATGCTGAAGGTCTTTGGCCTCATAAAAGAACCTTTAAAGATATGGTCAATAGTGCTAATGAACTATTACCTAAAGAAGTAATAGACCAAGCACGTTTATTTAATGCCAGATATGGAAGAGGTGGAGAAGATGATTTACCTGCAACTCTAATTGCAATAAATCGATTGATGAATAAAAACGCTACTGCTTTATATAATGTGGCTAAGTCTTGGGATATAGCTTTTTCTGCTGGTAATAAAGAAAGTTTTGCTCAATTAAAAGAAGAATTAATTAGAGAGACAAAAATACTTGATGGTCTGATTACTCTTAACAAACCACTTAAAACAGTACCTGCTCAAACACTTGCAGCTAATAAAGCTGGTGGTGGTATTGCTAAAACAGCAGCAACAGTAGAAGACCTTGCATCAAGAACACCAGCAGAAAAAGCTATTGACCAAGCTGTTGATGTCAGAGGTGTAGTAGTTGATGATTCAAAACTAATTGAACAAACAGGTTTTTCCTTACAAGAGATTCTTGATCTTGCTGAAAAAGGTGATAAAGCAGCAATGAAGAAACTAAGAGCTATCACCAAGAGATTGCAAGCTGCTTCTGGTAATCCTGAAGCCTTAAGAAGAATGGCTCAAGAAGGACCAATTATTAAAGGTCTAAGAATAAGTAATGAAATATTTATCAACTCAATTCTTTCTGGTCCTGAAACTCATGCAGTCAACATTCTTTCTACTGCACTAAATACAATTGCAAGACCAATTGAACAAGTAGCTGGAGCAGCAGTTACTGGTAATACTCAAGGAATGATGAGAGGTGCAAAAGAACTTATTTATCTGACTCAATCAATAAGTGATTCATTAAAGATGGCTAAAGCTGCTTTCAGAATTGAAGATAATATTATTAACCCTGGAGCAATGATTCAAGATGCTTCTAGGTTTAATGTTCGTATGGATGGAGAAGGAATATTAGCAACTATGATCAATTGGTTTGGAACAATACAAAGATTACCTTCTCGCTTCTTATTAGCTGAAGATGAGTTTTTTAAAAGTATGAACTTTAGAGCTTATGTCAAAGCAAGTGCTTGGGAAAATGGAGTTAATAAAGGATTAGATGGCAAACAATTAAAGACTTATATTCAAGATCAATTTGATAAGACTATTGGAATTGTGAATGAAGGAAGTATGAAAAATACTAAGAGTATTGAAATAGCTGAGTTGTATGAAAAGGCACAACAATATGCAGCAGAAACTACTTTTACAGCTGATTTGCCAGCTGGTTCTTTTGGTAAGAAATTACAAGGTGTAGCTAGTCATCCAGCAGGAAGAGTTGTTTTTCCCTTTGTAAGAACACCATTAAATATTTTTAAAGCTCAAGTAAGAAGAACACCTGGAGTTAATTTAATTCTTCAAGAATATAGACAAGCTTTAAAAAGTACTGATCCATCTGTAGCAGCAAGAGCTAGAGGAGAAATGGTTATAGGTGGTGCAGTATGGAGTGTTGCTGCTGTTACTGCTTATGCAATTAATGATGATTTTTCTGAATTAGCAATTACTGGTGGTGGTCCTTCTGATTACACTCTTTTAAATCAAAAGAAAGCTACAGGTTGGCAACCTTATAGTTTTAGATTTTTAGTAAAAGGCAAAGATGGTCAACCTGTTATTGGACAAGACGGTAAACCAAAATATAAATATGTAAGTTTTAAACGTTTAGATCCTTGGTCTTCTTTCTTAATGATGGCTGCTGATGCTACTGCTATTACAGGTCAATTAAATCAACAAGATAGAAATGATTTTGGTGTTGCTGCTTCTGTTGCTTTAGGAAGAAATATTACTAATAAAACTTATTTGCAAGGTATTACTGAATTATCAGATTTATTACAAAAGCCACATAAGTTAGAAAGCTGGGTAGCAAGAAGAGCAGCTGCAACAGTTAATCCATTTAGTTCTTTAGGTAGGTCTGGTTCTAAATATGTTGACTCAACAATTATGGATAAGAGGGTTAGATCAGGTGATGAAGGAATAGTTTTACTTAGAAAATTCCATAATGAATTCGCCGCTACTATTCCTGGTTATGGAGCAGGTATGAAACCTATTCAAAACTTTATTACTGGTTCTCTTGTTGAATATCCACCTGGTTATGGTCCAGACATAATGAATATTATGAATCCAATAAAAGAAACAGACAGTGTTAATAATTTAGTGTTGACAACATTAGATGATATTCAGGCAAAAATAGCACCACCAAAAGATGAATTGTTTGGAGGTGTAAAACTAGATCGTGACCAATATTCTGATTTAGTAAATGAAATTGCTTTTACAAAAATAGGTGGAGTAAGAATGGTACATGCTCTCAATAAGACTATAAAACGTAAAGATGTTCAAGCTCTTTTAGCTACAGCTAGAGGAGAAAATATTGATACTACTAATCAAGACACATCTGTAGCTGCTCAAGAAGAAGCTAGAAAACAAGCTGAAGACATATTCCGTCAAATTATTAATGCTTATAAAAAGCAAGGTAGGGAACAATGGATAAGAAAACCAGAAAATCGTGAGCTTGCATTAAAATACGATGAAGAACTTAATGCTATAAATGAAGCAAGAAACAACTCAGTACTAGAAAACTTTAAACAACTCCAAGGTTTCTCTAATTAATCATGGCTACTAACACTGCTGCATCTTTTACCAGTCACACTGGCAATAATACTGCTGGTCCCTTCTCTATCTCTTTCAGTTACCTTTCTGAAGATGAGATAGATGTAACTGTTGATGGTGTCTTAAAAACTAAAACTACCCATTACACCTTTCCATCAGCTACTACAATTTCCTTTACTTCAGGGAATCATCCGGCTAATAGTGCTGCAATTAAGTTCCAAAGAGATACAAATATAAGTGCTAAAAAAGTAGATTTTGTAGATGGGGCAATCTTAACTGAATCTGATCTTGATACAAATACTGAGCATTTATTATTTGGCTTACAAGAAGTTCTTAATCATGTAGATACAAAAGAATTTACTTCTGCTCAAATTCAAGATGGAACAATAGTTAATGCTGATATTAATGCAAGTGCTGCTATAGCTGGTACGAAGATATCACCTAACTTTGGATCTCAAAATATAGTTACATCTGGAACTGTAGATGGTAGAGATGTTTCAGCAGATGGAAGTAAATTAGATGGAATAGATACAGGTGCTAAAGATGATCAAACAGCAGCTGAAATAAGAACATTAGTTGAAAGTGCTAGCGACTCAAATGTATTTACTGATGCTGATCACACAAAACTAAACGGAATAGATACAGGAGCTAAGGATGATCAAACTGCAAGTGAAATCAAAACACTATTACAATCTGACAAATTAACTGCTAGTGAAATAGCAAACGGGACAATTACTTCTACTCAAATAGCAACAGGCGCATTAGATGGGAGATATTACACAGAAACAGAATCTGATGCTAAATACTTCAATATAAGTACAGGTGACACTATTAAAGATGGTGATGCCTTCCCAGATAACGACACAACAATTGCTACAACAGCAGCAATAAATGACAGGATTATTGATTTAGTTGATGATGTTGGTGGTTTTGTACCAATAGCAAATGAAACATCATTCCCTGCTGCTAACCCTGATGTAAATAATGGAACAGGAACATTAGTTAGTGTCAAAGCATTTGCTTCTTCTCATACTCCTTCTGGTGGAAGTGTCACTATTGCAAACGGTGCAGGTTCAGGTAATACAGTAACTATCACAGGATGTGGTTCAACAGTATTAGCTGCTGGTTTTGGTGGAATCCTTGAAACAACTTCAACTCTTCATACATATACTTTCCATCGTCTTACTCCTAAAGCAACAGAAGTAACAACAGTTGCAGGTATATCAGCCAATATCACAACAGTTGCAGGTATTTCAGCAAACGTAACGACAGTTGCTGGAAGCAATTCTAACGTCACAACAGTTGCTACCAATATTACTAATGTCAATAATGTTGGTGGTTCAATTGCAAACGTAAATACTGTTGCGACAAATTTAAGTAGTGTTAATGATTTTGCTGCTAGATATCGTGTAGCAAGTAGTGATCCTACTTCTAGTTTAGATGTTGGTGATCTTGTATTTAATTCTTCATCTAATGAATTACGTATCTATAACGGTAGTGCTTGGCAAGCTGGTGTAACAGCAACTGGAAACCTAGTTTCTAAGTCAGGTGATCAGATGACAGGTAACTTAACCTTCTCTGGTAGTCAAACTGTAGATGGAAGGGACGTATCAGTTGATGGTACTAAGTTAGATGGTATAGCCACTAGTGCTAATAATTATTCAATAGCAACTGATCTATTAGATGAAGATAACTTTGCTACAAATAGTGCAACTAAAGTAGCAAGTCAACAATCAATCAAAGCATATGTAGATGCTAGTGGCTTATCTCTAATTGATGAAGATAACTTTGCAAGTAATAGTGCTACACAACCTCCTAGTCAACAATCAGTTAAAGCATATGTAGATACAGCAGATGCACTAAAAGCGAATTTAGGAGGAGCTACATTTACAGGAAATATTGTTTTAGGAGATAACGTAAAAGCTCAGTTTGGGACGGGGAATGACGCTGAAATATATTTTGATACATCTAATCTTTATATAAAAGAAACTACAGGTTCTGGAGATATATACATTGAGTCTGACGATATATATCTAAGAAATAATGGTGGTACTGAAATTATGGCATCGTTTAAATCTGGCGCAGAAGTAGAACTTTATCATAACGGTTCTTTACAGTGTAAAACTGCTTCATACGGATTAGATTTTGCTGATAACAAACGAGCTGATTTTGGTAGTAGTAGTGATTTACTTATTTATCATGATGGAACCCATTCTTACTTTGACAACAATACAGGTCACTTAGTCTTTAGAACTAATGTAGCTTCAGATGTTGGTAGCAATATCTATTTACAACCACATGACAATGAAGATGGTATTGTCATTATCCATGACGGAGCCGTAGAACTCTATTACGACGGCAGTAAGAAGTTTGAGACGACGAGTGGTGGAATAAAAGTAATAGGTAATGATGGAGTCACTATTGAAGGTGTGCAAGATAATTCCGCTGATTTATTTTTCCACGCAGATGGTGGAGACGATAATGCAGATAAATGGTATGCAGGTGCATATGCTGATGGTACTTTCCATATACTTAATTATGCCAGTGGTAGTTGGGAAGAGAGTATAAAAGCATCTGGTAACGGCTCAGTAGAACTCTATTACGACAACGTTAAGAAGTTCTTCACGACGAGTAGTGGAATACAAGTAACAGGACTTGCTTCTTCAGGTAATATTGTTTTAGGAGATAATGTTAAATCCTTATGGGGAGATGGGGAAGATCTCCAGATCTTTCATGATGGATCTAATTCTAGAATCGAAGATGCTGGTACGGGACGTTTATTTATAAGTAGTGATTTAACTCAGTTCTTAAATGCTGCAAAAGATGAAACAACAGCCGAGTTTATAGAAAACGGTGCATGTCAACTCTATTACGACAACAGTAAGAAGTTTGAGACAACAAGCGCAGGCGTTACGGTAACTGGAACGGTATCAGACAGCAAAGGCAACCTGCGTTCTATACCTCAAAATACTCAAGGCTCTGCTTACGAATTGTTAGCAGCAGATGCAGGTAAACATATTCTTGCAAGTGGAAATATTACATGGGTTGATAGTAGACATGCTGCTGGTGATGCCATAACAATTGTCAATAATACGGCTGGAGATATAACGATTACAAAAGGAACAACGATGTATAACACAGCCGATGGCAACAATGCGAACCGCACTCTAGCAACAAGAGGAATGGCTACTATTCTATGGGCTTCAGGTACAGTTGCTTACATCTCAGGTGCAGGGTTGAGCTAAATATGTACCTACTAACTAACACACAACACAAAAATTAATTATGAGCCCTATTCAACAAATGTTCTTAGGTGCGGGGGCTGTTGCAGAAGCTGATCCAGGTCAACAAGTTTTATCTGTTGGTGCTGGAAATTGGACTGTTCCCGCTGGTGTATTTTCTATTTCTGTTGTTGCAGTAGGTGGAGGCGGTTACGGCGGTGAGTATTTAGGAGGTGGAGGTGGAGCCCTTGCATATAGGAATAATGTATCGGTAACACCAGGACAAACTTGTGCTTATACCGTAGGCAGAGGGGGAAATAGTACTAGCGGTCAAACTAACGGGGTAACTTCAACAATGACATTTAACGCAGGTACAGGTTCTCAAGTAGTTGTTACTGCAGATAATGGTGATGGTTATGGAAATGTAACTGATCTTAGTGGCTCAGGTTATGGAGACGGAAACATAGACGGCGATGTTCATGCTGGTGGTACGTTTATTTCTAATACTCATGGAGACGGTGGAGGCTCAGGGGGTAATTCCGATGTCTCAGGAGGCTATGACGGCGGTAACGGAAGAATGACAGGTGCAGGAGGCGCAGGGGGATATTCAGGTAACGGGGGTGACGGTGGCGAAACCGATAGTATGTTTGAGTACGATACTGGTAATGCTGGTTCTGGCGGCGGGGGCGGCGGGGGTGGCTCAGGTTGGGATATTGGAGGTGACGGGGGTGGAGTTGGGATTTTAGGAAGTGGATCAAACGGATCTGGCGGCTCAGGTGGATCTCTCGGAGTTAATGGCAGCAATGGTAGCCCTGGTTCAGGGGGATCAGGTCGAACTTATGGCGGTGGCGGTCGTGCGGGTGAATCAGCAAGTGATCGTAATGACGGCGGGGCTGGTTCAATTAGAATTATGTGGCCAGGTAATGCAAGACAATTTCCTTCTACTCGTACAGCAGATGAGTAAAATTTATTTATCTACTTTTTATTAGAAATTATTATGAACACACCTCAAGAAGAACTAAACGAATGTCAATCTAGATTTGATTCAAACCTTGCTAAAGCTCAACAACTAGAACAGCAAATAACACAACTTCAATCAGAACTTAAAAAACTACAACAGCCTCTTATAGAAGATCAAGGAGCTATAAAAGCGCTTAAAAAATGTGTTGAAACTACTGTTGAGCAAATAGCTTAACTTTAAACTAAACTCATAATTAAAAGGTTTAGATCATGTCTTTAACTTGGATTGTTCATTGTGTTGATAAGGTAAACACAGAAGGCGACCTTAATGATGTTTGTAAAAAAATTGGATGGGTAGCAATGAAAAAGCATCAATCAAACAATCAAAATGCATTTAAAACAGGTGTTACAACTTTAAATAGTGCTAATAGTGATAGCTATACGGCATTTAGTGATTTAACAGAAAGTCAATGTATTACATGGGTGAAAAATATTTTAGGAACCTCGGAGGTTACAGCTATTGAGAATGAAATTAGCGCTTCTCTAACTGAGCAAGATAATGGAACAGTTACAAGATTAAATAGAAATTTTCCGTGGAAATAGAAAAAACAACATTTATTTGTTTAAACTAAACTACAAATTAAAAGGACAAACCTATGGCTATTACTTCTACATGGGAAGTGAACACACTTGAAAGATCTTTATCAGATGGCTTTGTTAATAAAGTGATCTATAGGGTAAAAGGGCTTGATGATGGAACAGAAAAAACCAGAGCTACTGGTGAAGTGAATTTTATTAAGCCATCTTCTCTTCCTTCTGATTTCGTTGCTTATGACAGCCTTAATGAATCAACAGTATTAGGTTGGGTAAAAACTAAATTAGATGCTGATAATCCTGGTACTGTTGCTGGTGTTGAAACAAATTTAACAACTGAAATAGGAGTTATTAATACACCAGTTACAGGAACAGGTAAGCCTTGGTCTTAGTTAATAGGCTTCATAATGTGGCTTATTAAACTTTTTTGAATATTATAAATACAGCCCAGTAATTTTTTATGGTTAAAATCCTAACCTATGTCAATACTGCTGTTCTTTTAATAGCAGTTGGTGGAGGAAGTTTTGTTTACATGAAAAGAGCTGAATTTGTAAATGACATGATCTTTACAGTACAAGATCAATTGATTAAAAACATTCAAAGTCAAATACAAATTCCTTCTATTCCTAATACAACAGGACCAGTTTTTAACAGATGATCCAATTTAAATCATTTAATGGCCTAACTTCTCTTGTGTTAGGTGGAGGTTTGATTGCCTCTAATTTTATGGCTTTAAGTATGCTATCTCAGAAAAATGGCATACCTAATATTGCTAACCTTCCAAATACTCCTTATTCCAGCTTCTCTATTAGAAGTAATAAAACTGCTGATGGTGCAGAAGAATGGACAATGGCTCAAAGACAACATGATCCAAAAACAATGCTGTCTTATGAAGATTCAGAACAACCTACTTTTAATGGCAAGGTAAAGAAAAAGTATGTGCATAAAGAATCTGTAGCTCAGTTTGCTGTTTACCCTCAAGGCTCAGATGGAAAATTAACAGCAAAACAAATTGAATGTATAGAGAAACAAGCTCAAGGTAGAAGTAATGGAATGATGATTGCAGATGCTGGTTCAGTTCAAGTAACACCAGCTCTTGCAGGGGTTCCTATTGTAGGACCAGTATTAGCAGGAATATTCTTTGGTCAAGCTAGAAAGCAAGTAGGAAATGCAGCTAGTGATCTTGCTGGTCAATGGAATGACTGCTAAATGGAAATAGAAGATATTTCTGTTAGGGAGATACCTGAAGCTTCGATAGATACAACAATAATTGCTACACCTAAAGCTGTATTACCTAACAACATAGGCTTTCCAGTTATTCAAATGCCTGGCTGTGTAAGGGCTAGGACGTTAAAAAATAAGAATTTAGTAACGTCGGACCCTAAAGGAAATTTTTATGTCTGCGACGGGAACGTACCAACACTTGAAAGCATGGCTGTTGATTGGGACGGGCTATCTGCTGTTGGACCTGTAAAAGAAGAAACAGAAATAGTTGCTCCTATTCCAAAGTTAAAAGGGAACGAGAGAAAGAAAGTGAAAGAAAAGGATGGCAAAGATAACGAGAAGGGAGATACCGATATAGGGCAACAAGATTTTAAGATTCCAGATGTTGATGGAGAGTTTATTGCAGATGTACTTCCTTGTCCTGCCTTAGACACACTTGCTAAAACTCCTGTTGGTTCGTTAGGTAAAGGCGGCCTTGCAAGAATTAAAGGATGGAAAAGAGATGTGCTTACAGGTAAATGTGAAACAGTATGGGAAGGATTAAGTCCACTAGAGATTGCAGGGAATTACGCTCCACAGCCTACGGTTCTTGTAAATACATCTGCTATTGCTATTACGTCAGTTGTTGGTGTAACTGTTATTGGTCAGCCGATAGCAAAGTTTTTCCAAAAACAATTAAAAGGTCAAGTTAAAAGTTTTTCTAAGAAGATAACTAAAAAGTTATTAGCTATTCGGGGGAAGAAGCCTCCTGTAAAGTCCCTTTCTGAAAGGAAAAAGGAGCAGAGGGATTCTCGGAAATAGAGTGTTTATGATCTGGCAGTGTATTAGGAGGATTTACTAAACGGACATCCTCACAGACAACATAACTAGGACTGTCTTTTGCATAGACAACACCAAGTTTTAACTGCTCTGCACATACTTTTAAACGTCCCAAAGAATAATCTAACTTCTTAGCTTTATACGCTTGTTCTAAATACTTAATACGGGTATTCATTGCAGCTACGCAGTTATTTGTCATGCGTCGATCTAGTGGTACTGCCACGGTTGCCGTTATGCCATAGTTAAAACTTAAGTTATTTTTAGCTTGTCCAGTCCGAACGGGTTTGGTGAACAGGATTCCCCCAGGATTAGTTAAGTTTCCATCTGCATCTGTACTGTCGTCGTACACATTCTCAAGGTAGGTTGGCTCAAATGGATCTTTCCAAGTATTGACTTTGGAAATAAAAGGATTAATTGTAAGAGTTGTTCCACTGCAGCGGATTCCATCACCTACTTCTTGAAACATAAAGCTACCACTTTGAACCTGAATACCTTGGTTAATTACACTGCCTTGTGATGTTGCAGATGGAGAAGCTATTGTTGTTGAGTTTGCAAAGACTGGTTGACTAAATGTTATTGAGTAAAGACAGATACCGATTCCACAATAGAATCTGTTGTAGTGGTTCGGTTTATTGTTGTTACATTTTGGAGTCCAGGTTGGGCTAGACTTTCTGTAAAGGAAAA